AGGTAGCATAATGGCAATAGAAAAAGGTATGTACCAAGCACCTCAAGGTATAAATGGCGAGGATGTTTCTGCTTTAGAGGTAGAAATAGTCAATCCTGACATGGTTACCCTTGATGATGGGAGCATGGAAGTTACTATTATACCTGAAGCTGCAGGTGCTGGAACGGGTGAATTTGATGAAAATTTAGCAGAAACACTGGAAGAAGATCAATTAGGTATCCTTTCTAATGATCTTTTGGGTTTAATTGACTCCGATATAGATAGCCGTAAAGACTGGGCAGACACCTTTGTAAAAGGTATGGATGTACTTGGTTTTAAATATGAAGAACGTAGCGAACCTTGGGAAGGCGCTTGTGGGGTATATTCTAACGTGTTAGCAGAAGCTGCTATACGGTTTCAGGCGGAAACTATGAGTGAAACATTCCCTGCATCTGGGCCTGTAAAAACAAAGATATTAGGGCAGGAAACTAAAGAAAAGATGGAAGCCTCTGAACGGGTTAAGTCTGATATGAATTATCAGCTTACAGAGAATATGATTGAGTACAGATCTGAGCATGAAAGACTCCTTTATAGCCTTGGTTTAGCGGGTTCTGCCTTTAAAAAGGTATATTATGACCCAAATATGGGTAGACAGGTAGCAGTATATATACCTGCAGAAGATGTAATTGTGCCTTATGGAGCGTCACATATCGAAACAGCAGAGCGTGTAACCCATGTTATGCGTAAAACTAAGAATGAATTACGTAAATTGCAGGTTAACGGGTTCTATCGTGATATAGAACTTGGTGAACCACAACCTTATCATAGTGATGTAGAAGAGCGAAAAGCCGAAGAAGGTGGGTATTCTTTAACAGATGATGATAGATATAGCGTGTACGAGATACATGCAGAACTAGTTATTGATGGTGTGGATGATTCAGAAGACGATATAGCTAAACCATACGTAGTAACTGTTGAACGTGGAACAGGTGAAATACTGTCTATACGCAGAAACTGGAACCCAGATGACGAGTTATCGTTAAAACGGCAACATTTTGTACATTATGTATATGTCCCAGGGTTTGGGTTTTACGGGTTAGGGCTTATACATATTATTGGTGGGTACGCCAAAGCAGGTACATCTATAATACGCCAGCTTGTGGATGCAGGTACTTTATCTAATCTTCCTGGGGGTCTAAAGGCACGTGGGTTACGTATTAAAGGTGATGATTCGCCTATAGAACCTGGAGAATGGAAGGACGTAGACGTACCTTCTGGTAGTATCCGTGACAACATAATGGCGTTGCCATATAAAGAACCTAGTCAGACACTTCTCGCGTTACTTAGTCAGATCACTACAGAAGGCCGTAGACTGGGGGCAATAAGTGATATGAATATATCCGATATGTCTGCTAATGCCCCTGTAGGAACAACCTTGGCGCTCTTAGAGCGTACTCTGAAGCCTATGGCAGCAGTACAGGCACGTGTTCATTATGCGATGAAGCAAGAATTTAAAATGCTTAAATCATTAATGGCAGAATATGCCCCTGCAGAATATGCTTACCAGCCAACAAGGGGTGAAGTAAGCGCACGTCAGGCTGACTATAATATGATTGACGTTATCCCTGTGTCGGATCCCAATAGTTCTACTATGGCACAGAGAGTGGTGCAGCACCAAGCAGTGCTTCAAATGGCTCAAGCTGCACCACAAATATACGATTTACCCCAGTTACACAGGCAAATGATAGAAGTATTAGGGGTAAAAAATGCTGATAAGATAGTTCCAACTAAGGATGATATAAGACCAACAGATCCTATCAGTGAAAATATGTCTGCATTAACGGGTAGACCCATGAAAGCGTTTATTTATCAGGATCACGATGCCCATATAGAAACGCATATGTCTTTTTTACAAGATCCTATGGTTGCCCAAATGGTAGGTCAAAACCCACAGGCAAAGCAGATTATGGCTTCTTTACAGGCACATATAGCTGAACATCTTGGGTTTAAGTATCGTAAGGATATAGAAGAAAGGCTTGGGGTTGAATTACCTTCACCTAATGAAGAGCTACCTGAAGAGATAGAGGTTAACTTGTCAAGGCTTGTAGCTACAGCAGGTAAACAGCTCACTCAGGCACATATGCAGCAAGCAGCGCAAAAAGAGGCACAAAAGAAAGCCCAAGACCCTGTAATCCAGATGCAACAGCAGGAACTGCAGATAAAAGCGCAGGAAGTGCAGCGAAAATCACAAAAAGATGCTATGGACATGCAGCTTAAACAAGGAGATCAGCAGCTCAAACAGGCAGAACAAGTTCGAAAGAACATGAAAGATAAGACTGACGCAGCACTGGAAGCAGAAAAAATAAACGTTGATAAGTCTGAATTGGCTGTAAATGCTAAACAGCAAGGCATAAAAATAGCTGCAGATAAAATAGATAAAGATAATAAATTAGATATGGAGATATTTAAAACCCTAAATCCAGGCAATAAAGGTAATAATAAAGAAAATAAAGGTGAATAATGGCTAAAACCGTCTTTGACGTGCTAAAAGAGAAACTCGAAGCTGATAAAGCTTCTGCACAAAATTTTCTTGGTGGTGGGGGAGCAAAAGACTTCTCTCAATACAAGGAAGCGACTGGCTTGATCCGAGGTCTAGAAGCTGGTCTGTCTTATATAGAAGACCTCTCGCGCAATTATATGGAAGGTGACGATGACTGAAGTAATAAAATTAACAGACGAAGAATTAGAAGTACAATTACCTCGACCCGTTGGGTATCGAGTGCTTATAGCATTACCTGATGTTGAAGAAACTTTTGAAAATACTAAAGTTTTAAAAACAACAACAGAAATGCGTAACGAACATGTTATGTCTATAATAGGTCTTGTTGTAGACATGGGAGATCAGGCTTATCAGGATACAGATAGGTTTGGGGATACTCCTTGGTGTAAGGTAGGCGACTATGTAATGTTCCGTGCCAATAGTGGTACGCGATTTAAAGTAGATGGCAAAGAATACCGTTTAATGAACGATGATTCTGTAGAAGCTGTCGTAGCAGATCCTCGCGGAGTAGCGAGAGCAATTTAAGGAAAATATAAAATGGCATTTCAAAAAGTAGAATATAACTTTCCCGATGAAGAAAGTAAAAAGCCCGATATTGAAATTGAAGATTCAAATGCAGTAGAGATTGATGTATCAGGCAAAAAAGAAAGTTTAGAGGATGAACAAAAAAGCAGTAAACCAGAAGATAAAGGAAGCAAAGAAACTTCGCCTAAGAGTGAGCTTGAAGTTGAAGTTGTCGATGATACGCCAAAAGCTGACAGGAATCGTAAAGCTTCTGAACCACCAGAGGATCTTACTGATGAAGAACTTGATGATTATTCCGAAAAAGTTCGTAAGCGCATCCAGCACTTTAGTAAAGGTTATCACGATGAGAGGCGGGCAAAAGAAACAGCGTTCAGGGAAAGAGAAGAGCTAGAACGTTTTGCTAAATCTTTGCAAGAAGAGAATAGTAAACTAAAAGGTAGTGTTAACAAGAATCAGACAGCATTACTTGAACAAGCTAAGAAAACAGCATCCGCAGAGCTTGAACAGGCTAAAAAAGCATATAAAACCGCTTATGAAGCTGGAGACGCAGATGCTGTTGTAGCAGCACAGGAAAGTTTAACCAATGTTAAGATAAAGACCGACAAGTTAAATAATTTTAAATTACCGTCTTTACAGAACAAAGAAACTCCTGTAGAACAGAAAGTAAGTAGTCCACAAGTAGACCAACGTGCGGTTGATTGGGCTAAAAAGAATACTTGGTTTGGTACAGATGACGAAATGACAAGTCTGGCACTGGGCCTACATAATAAACTCGCAAAGCAAGGTATAGACTTGCAGAGTGACGAATACTACGAGGCTATAGATGCCCGTATGCAGCAACTCTTCCCAGATAATTTTGAGGGGGTTGCAGAACCAGAGGCTGGAAAGCCAAAACGACAGGCGAATGTGGTTGCCCCCGCTACGCGGAGCATGGCCCCTAAAAAGGTTAAATTAACGCAAACACAAGTAGCCATAGCGAAAAGGCTAGGAGTGCCGATTGAATTATACGCCCAAAAGGTTGCAGAAGAAATGAGGAAAGATAATGGCTGAAAATCGAATAAACCGAGAACTTGAGACCCGTGAAAAGACACCACGTAAAAAATCTTGGCAACGTCCTGAAGTTTTACCTTCACCGACACCACAAGATGGATATACGTACCGTTGGATACGGACAAGTACGCAAGGTCAAATAGATCCTACCAATGTTTCCTCAAAATTACGTGAAGGTTGGGAACCTGTAAGAGCAGAAGATCATCCAGAAATAACGTTAGTTGCTGTAGAAAATGAAAAGTTTGCAGACAACGTTATAATAGGTGGTTTAATGTTGTGTAAGGCTCCGCAAGAACTAGTAGATGAGCGTACCGACTACTATAAACAGCAGACGGACAATCAGATACATTCTGTAGACAACAACCTCATGCGAGAAAACGACCCTAGAATGCCGATATTTAATGATCGGAAGTCAAAGGTCACTTTCGGAAAAGGTAATTAATTTTAATTTTTTGGAGATAAATCATGGCTTATCCAACTATAGATGCCCCTTATGGGCTTGTACCTGTTGGTTTGATTGGTGGTCGTCCTTACTCAGGCGCTACTCGACTAATGAAAATAGCTAGTAACTACGGCACAGCTATTGGAAAAGGCGATCTAGTAAAACGCGTAAATGACGGAACTATTGAACGTGACGGAAGTACATCCGCTTTACCAGCTACTGGCACATTAGGTGTCTTTATGGGCTGTCAGTATACTGACCCCAACACTAGTCAGTTAACATTCAGCAATTCATATCCTGCTAGCACTGTTGCTAGTGATATTCACGCATATGTTGCTGATGACCCTGATCTAGTAATGAAAGTAGCTATATGCTCTTCAGGTACAACAATGGCAACATTGGGAAGAACTGCGATTGGTAATAAAACAGCTATCATTAGTAATACATTAACTACTACTAATGGGCGGTCAAAGTTAGCTGCTAATAACAGTGTAGCTACAACTTCGACACTACCACTTCAAATTATTGACGTAGTTGATAGCACAGCGACTGGAAGCGATACCTTTCAAGAACTGTTAGTTATATTTAGTACACATACTGATAATGGTAGTAACGTGTTCATTGGTGGACATGCCTATCGTAACCCAGTTGGCATATAGAGGAGATAAATAATGGCTATTTCACGCGCACAACTCCTTAAAGAACTACTTCCTGGCTTGAACGCATTATTCGGTTTAGAGTATGCAAAGTACGGTGAGGAACATAAGGAAATTTTCGAATCAGAAAGTTCTGACCGTTCTTTTGAAGAGGAAACTAAGCTATCAGGCTTCTCCGCAGCACCAGTCAAAGACGAAGGCTCTGCCATCGAATACGACAATGCTCAAGA